TACGTCCATTTATGACCGCTGTGAATGTCATCTTTCAGCGTGGCGTTCATGTCCTGTGCGGCCTTGATGATCTTATCAATAACGCTCATGGTTTCCACCTCTTTCTTAGCTTCCACCTGGTCAAATCTGGTCAGCTGGAACCGGTCAATCAGGTTCATCAGCTTACTGACATAGTTGATGTCGGTGGCATATCCACCGCTCTTGATCAGTTCCACCTGCTTCCGGGCGTCCGTGATCTGGTTGATATTCGGGTAGCGCGGCGCGGATCCGTTCCGGGCGCCGATAAAATAAGCGGCCCTGTCGCGGATGGAGTCAAGCATACATGCGTATTTTCTGAAGTCGGCTGTCACATAGTACACCTGCCCGGATGGCGTCTGTTCTGCCGTCTGCTTGGTGTACTTGCTCTTGCCGTCCCAGCTGGAACCGCCCCAGCTGTTGCCGGACAGCGAACACTTCATACCGTGCAAATTGTTGGCATTCTGGGCAAGGTCTGTGGTGCCGAATCCGCTTTCAAGGCAAAACTGTGCTAAACCAACAGACGCAAGCATCCCGGTTTCCTTCATCACGGTCTGATAAAGCGGCGCCATCCGCTCGATCTTCTCCGACTCCGTCAGGCCGTTAAGCTGGTATGCATGAAGCAGCTCCCCGGGTTCCTCTTTCGTCTGGTTGCCGGTGATAAGCTGCTTGAATTCCGTCCATGTGTGAGATGTGTTATTTTGGCAGTACGGCGCAGGGCACCACTTGTTGTTGACATCGTAATGCCTGATGACGTGGTCAGCGTCAATGTCCAGCTCTGCCATCAGATGCCGCGTCAGCTCTGCCGCCGCTTTTACTGTCTCATCGGTAAAATACCAGTCAGGGTCTTGTGCGTTCATGGTGGCGGTTGACCGCTTTTTCACGCACATCTCGATGCCGATGCTGTTCGAATTTGTGCATTTGCCGTAATACCGGCCTGACGAACCACCGCCGCAGTGCCACGAATAGAAGTTGTAATAATCGTTTGCCTGCCAGACATCACCACCATGCCCAACAAAAAAGTCGGCTGATGCGCCGACAGGGTTATTTTTGTAATATTCTGTGTTTGCGTAGGCATCGCCTAACGCTCCCACGTAGTGGATCACGATCCACTGGATGTCCGACTTTTTCCGGGCAAAGGGTGTGTGGTTCAGGCTGGTCAAATTTCGATTAATCTTCATTGCCCTGTCCCTTCTGATACTGGATATTGGACAGGCCCAGTATCGCGCCAAGGAAAGCATCCACCGCCGTCACCGTATAAACTACTTCATCCGGGCAGGGCCAGCCCCAGACGGGGGCCAGAGCACCGTACAGCGTCCCCAGCGCCGGAAGCAGAACGAGTGCAATCCATTTAAGAATATCGTATGCCTGATTACTCATCTTCATTGTTCGCGCCTTCTTTCTCTGTTGGCATCTGCAACAATTTATGGTACAAGTCTGTTGCAACGTCATTGCCGCCTAGCCCATGATAGGCATGGTAGACCTTTTTTATGGACTCTTTAGCATAGATCGGACAGCAGCCCTTTTCTTTGTAATGATTGTAATTAGATACTAAGCTCTCACGGAGCAATGACTGCACGCCCTCTGCTATGGCTTCATTCTTTGAGTGCTCGGCCTTAAGCTTCTGCAAGATGGTTTTGTATCCCCATGTCAGGGCCGCAAGGCAGACTGCAAAAAGCCACTCGACCCAGTGGGTTGTTATGTATGCTAAAATGTCCATTTTAATCATCTCCTATGAGGCCCCGGACGATGTTCTTAATATGTTAACGGTGCAAGGATGACATACAGAGACTGAATCAGTTAAATGTAACGATAAGCGTTGTCATTCCCCAGAGTGTACTAGATGGCGTAATGGTAACCTTCGTGCCTGAAATAGAATATTGAAAGGTTTTGCTCGTAACGAATACGTTCACCACCTTGGGATTGCTGTCTATGCTAAACAATAGCACGCTTTCTTGGTTGGTATTAATAAGTAATATCTGACCAAAATGATTGGTGTCAGGCGCATGCGGTATCGTAAGTTCTATTTTATTTACATTATGAAACGTAAGTATTTGCGTATCTACAATCTTGGAGTTTAGTTCACTAATCCCCGACTCGTTTGTCTTCGCCAGTGCCTGGATCTCCTGCATGGTCATCAGCTTGGAAAACAGGCTGTTTACCGCCGTCACGTTGATGCCTGACAACACAATCTCGAAAAACGGCATATCAGCAACCAGTGCCCCGTCAAGGATATCGCCTGACACAGCTGAAGGCCGCGCGGCTGTTCCACTGGTTGGCGTGCCTTCGATTACCACCCATTCACAATTCTCAACGCCGGTTGAACCGTCCTTTGTGTATCTGCAGACCACAAGGTCTTTCCGGTTCATACCCTGCGTGCCGTTGGTGATGGTCACGCTGTCGAAGCTGGACGGATCAACACGAAAATGCACGCCCTGCATCACTGCTTCGCCGTCTGCAATCCTCAATTCGTTCGCCGAAACCAGCGTGGGGGCAAACTGCGAACCAACCGATAAAACATAGCTGTTCTGTCCGAACACGCCCTGATTTCTGCCCTGATCATCATTTGATGTGATGTGGGCCTGCCCTCTGTATCCTGTTACAATCTGCATCAGTCTTCCCCCTCTATCTTGTAATCAACCGTAAACAGTCCGTTTTCCCTTTTTACGATCTTCTCAACAATCGGCTTTGTCACAACATTGCCGGTAATGTAATCACGGCCTGTGAAGGTATCACCAAGGTATAAATCCAGATCATCAACATCCTTCAGCGCGGCCTGAAATGATTTGTAATTCAGCAGTGTTTTAAAGCGCTCCGTTCCGGTGGTCAAAAGTACCTCAGAGTCCGCGCCGGGATTGTCGAACACTTCCACGATTTCATTTAATCCGGTGATGGTCTGCGTCTGTGAAATGTTGCCGTTTGCGTCTGCGTACAGATGTATCACTGTGCGCGCTACCAGTTCACCGATGCCCAGACAGATCAGATGGTTAACGCCCATCCGGTAGTCTCTGGACGTGAAATTCAATCGGCTGTCCTGTGATATCTCGATGTCACTGCCATAGTTTCCTGCCGGTAATGCCTGGATCTGCACATAACCGCCGGTTTCCGTCTGGACATATTGGATGTCCAATCTGTAACCCTTCGTTGCCAGCATCGCCGTCAGGCCATCGTTTACCGTGACATAACGGTTAAAGCGGTAGGTGACGGTCACACCGGTATCTGTATCTGACACAACAAACAGGTTTCCCAAGCTGTTGCCGATCACCTGCGCAATCACGGCGTTCAGCTCCCCGGAAACAGTTTTGTAGTCAGCCCCGGAAGGCGGCTCGATAATCCGGTGTGCCAGATATCCGCGCCATGTATAGCCGCGCACGAAGATCTGATCTGTTTCCGTCATGCCCTCAACATCTTTGATAATGCCGCCGTACTCCGTGCCGGGCACGTACAGCAACGCGCCCTGTTTAAAGTCAGCGTTCCAAGATGGATAATCAAGGGCCAGCTCAAAGTTGTTTTCGCCGCCGATGTCAAAATCAATGTCATCCCAGACGGTGCATAGTTCGCGCCCGTCTGATGTGGCAAGGATCAGCTCCATTTCGGTTCACTCCTTTCCTCATAGATGACAAAGTTGAATCCAAATGTTCCCGGGTAAACAATCGAATGCTCCCCGGGTGCGATCTTGTCGAATATGGATTTGTTGGTTTTGACACGCTGGTTGTAAAGGTTGGTCTGTCTGCCGTTGTTCGCTACTCTGATAATCGTATGGTTCCGGCTGTCGATTACAACATACTCACCCGTTTCAATGGTGGTATTCAGCCCGATGGTGTTGCCATCAATGACCATATAGGGATTGACCGCCGGGCCGAAGAAATACGTTTTGTAGTTCGCCGCCCCGGCTCCCGGGTTCGTGACATAGGCCTGTCCGGTCAGATCTGACTCATAGTCATATGAGAAATCATAATCATAATCCAAGAAGGCGTTTGCATCCGGCAGCTCTTCTTTCGGCAGAAATTCATATGTGTGCTCCCGGATCCAGAAGGGATATGGGCAGTAAATGGTGATCTCGTTGTTTGTAAAAGGATTGTTTGCGTACGTGGAGCTGAAATTGATGAAGCAATCAATGTAATAATCGCCGTGCACAATCCGGCCCGGTTCCAGTGAATACACATCCGCGTCAAAAGCGGCATGGAGCGCGTTCAGCGTTTCCTTCCGGTGCTCGATGCCGCCCCGGATGTCAAGAAGCACCGTGTAATACAGTGCTTCCTTGTCAAACCGGTAAACCCGATCACCGAACTGCAGCTGTTTGACCTGCGGTGTCCATTGGTAGTCATGGAAATTCGCAGAGCGTGCGCGGATGTCAGCCGCTTTCAGGTCAAATTCCTGACCGTTGGATGAAATGTATTTCAAAATCATGCAAACTGCACCCCCATATCACGCATTATTCTGCCTGCTTCCCTGCCGTTCCAATAAACCTTAATGTTCGCCGACTGCAGGCCCTGCCGCGCCGCTGTTGCCACTGCACTGTATAGCGCATTGTAATCAATCAGCGGTGCCGGTTCTGGCTGCGGAACTCTCACATTGGGAACCTTCTGTTCTTTTACCTTTACGTCCGGTGCTTTGACGCCAAGGATCTCCCCGGCCTGCTCAAACAGTGACAGCGCCCTGGCTCGCTTGGACGTAGACAACGGAATGATAACTTCGGGATCATTGTGTTCACCGACTGTTGCTAACTGTTCCTGAGTAATAAAGCCACCGTTTGCGTACGGATGGATGGTATTCATGGTTTTGCTGTAAACAGGCAGCGTTGCCGGGTGCCCGTTCAACCATGCCTGTGCGTTTGCTTTCGCGCTCGCGGCGGCGTTGGCGGCGCCTGTTATCTCGCTCAGGTGTCCGGTAAACCTCAGCCTGCTGTTACCGGTAGAAACGGCATGGCTTGCGGCTGACGCAACGTTGCCGATGCTGCCAAGTACACCTTTCATGTTTGACAAAGTGTTTTCAACGGTACCCTTTGCCGTTTGGGCACGTGCGCCAACGTTCTGCAGAGCGCCCATTGTGCCGGGTACGTTTGTCAGCGCTTGCTTTACCGCTTCTTGCGCGTTCTGGCCCCTCGCCGGTGCGTTCAGCAATGCACCCATTGATGCCGGGATATTGGTAAACGCCACTTTCAGCGCATTTGTGGCAGCATTCATGGCGGTGGTATGCCTTACTTCTGTCACTTCCGGTGACATTTTCAGCTTGCCGACCTTATTATCAAGGTCTGATGCCGCTTTCGTTGCCGCCTGCAGGGAACGCTGTTCCAGCTTGGTCATGGCGGTTTCCGTGTTGGAAATCACGCCATCCTTCGCGTCAGAAGAACCCTTTTTAATCCTGATCGCCACAATCTCGCCTGACTTGGTTGCCGCGTTGGTGTACTTGCTTTCCATCGCGGACGCGCCAGCCTGGGCGTTGGACGTGATCGCAGATTTGGAATTCTGGGCCCCAGTGGTCAGGGATTTTTCCATGGACGATGCCGCATTACTGCTGTTCAGAATAACAGCATTGGCACCGTTTTTGCTTCCGTTGCTCAGATTGAGGCTGATGTTGGCGCTGGCCTTCTGGGCGAAGCTGCCAACAACGGAAAACATGGATGACATACCGGTGGTGACGTTGCTGTTGACCTGGGCTGCGCCTTCCTTACTGCCCTTTGACAGCTGGGTGGAAATCTCGCTGCTGACCTTCGGCATGCCCTTCAGAAAGTTGCCCACCACTTCACTGACGGATTTGGCTGAATTTGTTGTGAAGCCGGAAAACAGTTTGCTGTCACCGAAATTCTTCTGAATGGACTTCGTGAAGGCCGCGAACATCTTTTCGTTCTTATCCAGAAATCCGCTCTTGATATATGTGCTGGTTTTGGCAAGCCGTTTCTCGATGCCCGTCCGCTCGCCATAACCGGACAAGTATTTGTTGAAATTTTCGCCGCCGGACTTGATGTCCTTAACCATCACGTCAACTTCGCCAGCCATGGAGATTCCGGCATCCGCGAAGTCCTGAACCAGCTGTTTCAAATTCGGATCAGAGCTCTTAGCCGCCAGCTCTGTCAGATATGCCATGTTGTCAGCGTAATTCCTCATGCCTTCAACCTGGCTTTCCATGTTGGCAACCATCTGTTCAGCGGTTAACTCTGAATTCTGCTGCCACTCATCAAACAGGCCTAGCTGGCTGTGAATGCTGTCTGCTGTGGACTGGTAAAGGTCATCCCACGCCTTACCGGCAGCAATCGTATTAGAAAGCACGGATGTGGTGGCGTTCCCGACCGCAGTGATAAAATCACGCAGTGCCGTAGCCTGCTCTTTTGTAGCATCAGCGTTTTCTTCGTCAGCGGCGGTGTTTTCTTCCGTTGCTTCCGTGTTCTCGGTTGTGGCCTTGGTATTATCTTTGGTGGATTCGGTATTACTGTCCTGTTCAGCGGTGCTGTCTTTCAGCTCGCCTTCCAGTGTTTCCTGTTGATTGCCATAATACTCATAAGCTTCCCTCGCCGCCTGAACCGGTGCTTCCGCATCGGCAACGGCTTTGTTCAGCCCTTCCTGTGCTTCCTTGGCATGGCCTAGCTGCACTTCCCACTCTGCAATCTCTTTTGTAGAATAGCCCTGTGCTTCAAAGCCTTCCGGCATATCCTCACGGGCCTTTGCGATGTTGCTTTCCAGCTCGGCAATATACGCGTCATTCTTGGCCTGCTGCTGTCTGGCAGTGTACAGCGCCGCTTCAGCTTCAACAACTGCCTGCAATGCGTCCTTCCCTGCGTTGGTGTAGGCTTCCAGCAGGGCCATTTTCTTTGCCGTTTCAATATAAGCGTCCAGCTCTTCCTTGCCCATCGACAAAGAGCCGGTTGTACTGTCAATCGACAGAGACAGTTCCGGGTACATCGCGTTCAGCTCATCCACAATGGTTTTCATTCTGGATTGTGCTTCCGCTGTCAGATCTGACTGACTGGACAGTTCATACAGCTCAGCAACCAGTGCATGCGCGTTCCCGGCTTTGCCGTTGATGCCGTTCACGGTGGCTTCCGTGTCAGCAATAACACTGTTTACCTTTTCGACTGCAGCGTTCAGTGTTTCGGTTGCTGACTGGGAACCCTCAACGGTAGCCTTCAGGGCATCGTTTGACGCAATCACGGCGGCTTCGGCCTTGTCCATGCCAATCTTCAGCGCAACCAGTGCACCACCAACCAGCGCAAGCGGCCCGGCTACCCCGGCAATGCTGCTTAATCCCGGCACCTTATCTTTAAAATTGCCGATTGCCGTGATGGCATCGCCGACCTTTGTTGTCAGCTTCCCGACCGCAGTGATGCCCGGGCCAATGCCCATGGCAATGGCAAGTCCTCTTGTCAGCTGTGTCTTTTCCTTCTCATCCAGATGTGCGAACCAATCCCCGGCTTTTTGTGCGGCGTTCCCCAGTGCTTCAACTGCAGGTGTTGCCGTGTCCAGCAGCTGACCGCCAAGCAGGACAGCTGAGTTCTTTGCCTTGTTCAGAGCCTTGTTGAATTTCTCGCCGGATGTCTGGGACATCGTGGTAAACGCTTTTTCCGTTGCCCCGGCAGAGGTTGCCATTTGCCCAAGGATTTCAGCGAATTCAGCGCCGCCGTCTGACAAAATGGTCAGGGCCGCTTTGCCTGCGTTCTGCTGGCTGAACAGATCAGCAAGGGATTTTTCGTCTTCCTGGGCGGCTTCGCTCAGGATCTGCAGCACTTCATTCAGCGGAACACCTGCCGCCTGCAGTTCTGCAAATGATTTTCCTGTTTTCTCGCGCAGAATCTCGTCAACTGTCGAACCGCTTTTGCTCAGTTCGCCCAGCATCGCATTCAGGTACGTTGTTGCTTCGTTTGTAGAAATACCGCGTTTTGTCAGGATCGCCATCGATGCAGACAATGCATCGAAGTTAACATTTGACGCCTTTGCTGTCGGGATCACACGGCCCAGCGCTCCGGCTAACTCATCAACGGTTGTTTTACCAAGGTTCTGCGTGGTAATCAGCTTATCTGATATAGACGATGCTTCGTCCGCTGACAAACCATAGGCATTCAGGACGGTGGTAACTACGTCAACGGCCTTCGATGTGTCAGTAAAGCCACCCTTTGCCAGTTTCACCATATCCGTTGTGAATTCGATGGCTTTACCTGACTCCACGCCTGCGGAAATGGATGAATACAACGCTTCGTTAAAATCCGTGATGGCAACACCGGTGTCATTGGACGCGGCAATAACGCCCTGTGTCAGCTCATCGTATGATACAGCTGTCTGGTCAATGATGGTGGTGACCTTGGCGAAAGACGTTTCGGCATCCATTGCCAGCTTTGCGGACGCTACGGAAAACCCGGCAAGCGGTGCCGAAATGGCTTTGGTCATGGACGTGCCAACCTTTTCCATCGCTTCGCCAACGCCCTGCATCTTCTGCCCGACCAATGTCATTCTGCTGGGCAGATTGCGCAGTTCGGTGTTCATCCGGTTCAGCTCTGTCTTGGCGTTGTTTACTGCCTGGCGCCATTTCTGAACCTGCGTTGAATTTGAGTCATAATTCTTTTCGGCAGCGGCAAGCCCTTCCTCAAGCTTCGCCACCGTTTTTTCCTGATTCTCGATGGCCTTTGTCAGCAAAGCGGCTTTCTTCCGCACCCGATCCATTGCAGATGCATTGTCATCGAATTCGGATTCGGTGGCACGCATTTCTGACGTGAAGGTTTTCTGTTGTGCAATCAGTTCATTGACCGCTTTTCTGTATTCACGTTCCCCTTCAATACCTATGCGGGGGCCAATATTTACTGCCATACCATCACCTTAACTTCAAAAACTCATCCAATGAGATTATTTGCTTATCCTTCTTCTGCACGGCCTGGCCTTCATAGATGGCAGAGCAGTCAAGCAAATCAAGATACTCGCCGTATCTCGTGTTCAGCGTGTCTACCCTGCTCATCCCTAATTTCAAGCCGTAAAAAATGAACCAGCTACGGTTCATTGAAATGCTTAAGCCGTGCCTTTGTCTTTTTTTTCCTTCGCTTCAACGGTGCGCTTCAGGCCTTCTTCTTCGGCCTTCTTCATTTCCTCGCGAAGATCTGCAAGAATATGCAAGGGGCAGGCTCTCAGCTCTGCGACTGTAAGCCCACCCTCTGCGATGCCGTGCGCTTCGTTATACGCCCGGTTCAATATGACTGCCTTTTCCAGCTCTGCCGTTGCGGCTGATACGTCCGGGTTCGCTACAACGTAATCGTTGATATCGCAGAAGGCCCCGACCGTGTACAAAAACCCAACTTCTCTTCCATTAATCTTCATGGCTTACGCTCCCTTCTCAGGTGATGTTAAGGAATGTCTTAATCACAGTTTCAGCGGCTGCTTCGGTTTCCAGCTCGCCGCCAACATACTTCCAGTTGCGGTTTGCGTCTTCCGCTCTCTTGATGGTGGCGGTCAGATCCTGTGTCTGCCAGTCAATATTTTCTTCCTGGGTGGCTGCGTTGGTTTCGATCAGCTCAAAAGCAGTTCTCGGGAAGATAATAGGCGTGTAAGTGACAACACCGCCACTCTGATATCTGGCAATGAAGCCAATACCAACATCCGGGATGCTCATGTCATCACCGTAAGCGGTCAGGCCGTTTTCGCCTGCTGCCGGAAGACCCATGATCAGCCTTTCAGCCGCAACCAGAAGGCCGTCAACGGTAAGGTTGATGCTGCCGCCGGTGAAGGTTCCGGCTTCGCTCTCAGAAACAATGTTGTCCGCGTGAAAGTTGTTGTCATCAGATGTTTCCGGCGTGGCGGTAACATTAACACCGCGTGCCAGAAGCTGACCGGCGGTGTATGTGACGGTGCCGTTAGATGCGGCGTACTTTGCAACATAGGGTTTCGAAAAACCAGTACAAACTTTTCCTGCTGCCATTTGTATATGCTCCTTTCAAAAAACAAAGGCACCTGTTACAGTGCCTTTTCCAATGCTTTATCAAATCTTTCTTTTATTGCCTGTTCAGCATCTGCGCGTTTTGCGTTGACGGCGTTGTCCACGAACGGGATCTTCACGCGGAAGGATGTTCCGGCGTTCACTGACCTGGCTATCACTGCGTTTGGCTGACCGTTGGGGTAATTCTTCGTTTTGACGCCGTTGTATCCGTCAAAGCCAAGCTTTACATGGATAAAACCTTCGTCATCCTGAAGCGGTGCGATACCAAAGCCCTCAAGCAGGCCGTCTTTCTGCGGCTGTGAGATGCCGTGAAGCATTTCACCCTGTTTCACCCTTCGGTTATCAACCGGTATAGCTTCAATGTTCGCCCTGACGGCATCGGCTACAATTCCGGCGCCCTCATAGATTGCTTCCCCGATGCATTCCCGGCTGACTTCCTGCAGCTTCGACAGCTGCATTTCGTATTCTTCAAGACCCACCCATTTCAATTTCGCCATTAAAGGTCACCCCCCATGACCATGTGTAATGGATTAATTCGGTGTCACTCTCGTATTGGACGGTATCCAATCGCCAAGTCAAGCCAAGAGTCCTGAAAGTTGTTTGCACGTCATCCAACAGGGAATCAAACTCGGCCTTTGTGAAACAGTCCAATGTGCCAATCAGGCGCTGTTCGCTCTTGTTGTTGTCACTATTAAAAGAACCGGCTTCGCCGCTTTCCTGCCAGATCAGACAGGGAAAGTGGTTAACCGGTCTGTAGTAATGATAACAATAGGTTGTCAGCTGGGCGAAAGCCACCCCGATCTGTCTAAGCTTCGATTGCAACATCATAAAAATCCTCTAGTCTGACCAATGTCAGATCAATCGCATCCTGATCATGAATAGGTTCGGCTATGTCAATGCGGTACTGGGTGCCATCCTCGTCAATCGCATACCGGACGTTTTCCGGCAGTGTCAAAAGCGTATTCCAGCACCGCACAACTGCCGTATAGTTCCGGTTGGCTCCCAGCGCGGCATATCGCCTTGTCACGCCGGTAGTCACCCGGGAAAAAAAGTATTCGCAGCTGTAAACAAGCTTTTCGGAAGGCATAAAGCCCGGTGTTGCCACGTCTTTCAGCGAATACAGTTTGAGGATACCGCCTTCACGCATCGGAATCACCCCAATCTGTATATGTCGATGACATCAAAAGCTGTGCTTTCTGCTCATCGTATGACGCCTTCAGACGTGCGTACTGATCACCGGACAGCATGACATAACCGAAATTCAGCTTGCAGAAGGTGATCACCGCGCGTTCCACAAGTGGCAATGTATCGGCTTCCGTCAGCACTGCCGCTTTGATATCGGTTATGCCCATGTCGGCAAACGCCGCCGCAATCAGGTCTGTCAGCTCCGTGTCATATGCTTCAGACGTGACACGGCACGCCACCTTCACTTTGTCCAACAGAGCCATGTCACGCCCTCCTTACTTCGCCGATATCGGCTTTCCATCGCTCATGATCTTCCGGGTATATAGTGATATGCCCCACATGACCTATCCGCACAGACGAATCTGCGTACATTTTGTACCCCAGATTCGCAACGCGCTTGCAAAATGCCAAGTCTTCGCCATAGCTTTTCATTGGCAGAAAACATGTCCCGTTTTGCATTTGCACTTCTTTTAAGATCTGAACATCTACCAAAACGCACCCAAAGCCGCACCCGGCAATTTCAAATACGCCTGTCGGGTACTCCTCAAATCGTTCCAGATGATTTAATTCCAGATTTTTGAATAAGCATGAATGGTATCCTTTTCTTCTTGAGTGGAAAATCCCACACACAAACTGTTTCCCGGAAAACATAAGGCTGTCCAGAACGTCATCCGTAAAAACCATATCCGCATCGAACCAAAGGACGTGTGTATAGCCCTCGTTTATCGCCTTACAGGCGATCTTATCCCGTGCAGCATATACAAGTGTCCCTGTTTCAATATGTACGCCAAATGCGACGTTTTCGTCCTTCAGACGCATGATTAATGCGGTCAGACTCTTTACAAACTCAGCATGAATAAAATCAAGCGATGGAATGCCGATCAGCAGTTTCATTTTTTCCTTGTTCCTCTCTTTGGCTTTTCTTCTACGACCGGGGCAGCTGCCTTTACAGATACGAGAAAGTTATACTCTTCCGGGGAAACCTCTACGATCTCCCCGGCTTTGTGTTTGATCCTCGCATCTTTTAATAACTCGACCCTCATCATGTCGTAGCCGCCGCCGGCTTCGTCAGATTGACCAGTCTGCCCGGTTTTGTAATGCCATGAGCGGCATACTGCCGTCCGACAACTTTCACCATGTCTGCTTCGGCGTTTGTCAGATCATCGTACTTGATAACCATACCGTCACCTTCCGGGAAATTGACCTGAATAGCACTCAGGTCGCCGACAATGGCGTACACAGCATTATCAGATGCGGTAGAGTAAGCCGGGAGCGCGGATGAATAAACCTTCGTCAGCCCTGCAAACGGATCAACTGCGAAATTGCCCGCCGCATATGCAGACACAAATTCCACTTCCGTCAAGCGGTTCATGACCACGCAAAGATTCGTGGCTTCCTCAGACAGGTTAGCCGCCGCAGTCGGGATCGTTGTAACTGCCGGAGCCATGTTGACTTTCGGCACACCGATCGCAGTTGAGCTGTTCGTTGTGCTTGCACCAGTAACGTCAGCAACGCACAGGGATGCCAGTTTCTTCGCCACCTGATATGTGATCTCATCATAGATGTAGCGCAGGAACTCTTCGCCGCCCATAGCCGCAGCTTCATCGGAAATGGTAATCCATTTCTTGATGTTTTTCGGGATCATGGTAACAACGCCAAGCGTCAGGGCTTCCTCTGTCGGTGCGGTCGTTCCTTCAGCGTGTTCATACGCTCCGTCAGCAGACAGTTCAAAGTACGCTTTGAAGTTCCCCCGGAACTCTGTGCGGTTTACACGGCTCAAGATTTCGTTCCGCTCCCATGCAGTGCGGACAGTAGCATCAACAATGATCGGCACGGGGACAACGCCGTTCGTAGCATTCTCACTCAGGAGCGCACGGCATTCGGAATCGTCCTCATGGATGATATAGTTCTTGTATGCTTCGGCGTACTCTTTTGATCCTCTGATCTCTTCAAGCGTCGGCCTCTCTCTCTTCTCCTCTTCAAATTTCTGCACAACTTTTCCTGCCCCCGCGGCAACAGCCGCACGGATTCCGGCTTTCTTTGCTTCTTCGGCTTTTCTAGTTTTCAGTTCTTCCTTGATCGCCCTGACTTCACTCTCCAGCGCGTCAAGGTCTGCGCCGTCTTTTTCCAGCTCTGCCGGAATTTCTGCCAGTCTCTTTTCAAGATCGGCGGTGGACATTTTTGAAAATTCCATGGTTAAACCTCCAATAACAATTTGATTTTGCGTTTATGGGTTTCACGCTTCTGGAACTCCTCCATAATTTCCGCAATAACTCCCTTGCCGAAATTTCGCGCTGATATAGAAGTAGCGTCATTCGCCGGAAGGCTTACGGCGCTAACATCATACAATTTTGTTATTTTGGTGATGGTACGAAGAACGGTTGTAACTCGCGTTCCGGTTTCTTCGTTCCGTTCCGTTTTTTCCTCTCGCTTATCCTGACCAACCCTGAAGCCGAAGGACATTTTTGTTGTATAACCGCCTTCGATTTCCTCATACAGCTGTCTTCCGATTTCGGTACCGCCCAGATCCGCACGCATGTGCAGGCCGTGCCCGTCTGTGCTGAGCTCAAGGGTTTTGTTGGAAAGTCTTGCAAACACACGGCCCTCATGGTTGTATTGCATGATCACATCCGACATATCCGCGTCATCAAAAGCGTGTACGTCTATCTGTTCAGTGACAATATAGACATTCCCATCATAGGCCCACCGATACAGTTCATAAGGCTGGTTAAATGTGGCTGCATACCCGGATACAATCCGTTCCTTATCCCCTTCGGCCCGGCGCTCGAATGTTGACAGGTCTATGTCCCGGTACTGCCTTCCCTCGTTCATTTTGCTGTCAATATCTTTTGGCATATTACTCATTGCCTTCACCCCCTGCAATTCTGTCATCTGTGCTATAGTATTCGCCCCGGATCACCCGGACGTCACCGCCTTCAACCGGCGGCAGGTTCCAGATTTCCCGAACATCGTTGATGCTCATGATTCCCCGATCCAGCATCTGACTGCTGACGTTCAGCTTCTCAGCGTTGGAAAGGTACTGCAACCGGTTCGCCGATGCCATGACCTTGTTGCCCTGGCTCTGCTCTCTGAGTGTAAACAGCATCTTTGTCATGACTTCTGAAAACTGGATTGCGAACGGCTCCACGGCCCCCTCATAGAAGGCGCTCCACGCATCGCCGAAAGCTTTGTTCGTCAGTACGTCCTCATTGACGCCGAAATACTCATAGACATTATCCCGAATGACCTTCATCTGCTCAGCATCGATCATCCACGGCTTGACCTCGATCTGCTTCAGGTCTGTGTATGTGTTCGGGAACAGAAGCAGTCCGCCGCCTTTGGCATCCCGGCTGAAGTTTTCCTCGGTGAAGCGCTTGCGCTCTTTGGCAAGATCCTCAGCTTTGCTGAAGTTGTTGACCCTTGCCATGAAACGATAGCTTGCGGCACTTTCCACGCCCTCTTTGATGCCCTGGTTCTGAATGTGGATCAGATCCATTGTCGGCAGCAGGGCCTTGTTGCTCTCGCCGAAGAAATCGTCCTTGTACTGGTATTTCGTCATGATACCGCAATAGGCCAGTTCAACCGCCGCTTTTGCGTTCCAGCTGAATTCATACCGCAGATATGGCACGTTGCCATACTGGACAACCTCGCACCGTTCCGGCAGAGGAACAAAGATACCGGATATTTCGCCGTAATCGTCATAAACTGGAACAATGAAAGCCGTGTTGTGAACGTCCAGTATGGTGCTCAGCCGATACATGAACTGTGCCCACGTCTGGATCTGATTCGGGCCGTGCTTCAGCTTGTTCTGCAGGGCAGGCCGTGCGGCTCCCATCACCTCAACCTTAAGCTTTGATATGTGCGTGGCTCTGGCGCCGATTGCCGCCCTGACCAGCTCGCTCTGGTAAACGTCCGAACCGAACTTTGTAAACCTCGGCTTATCTCCGTTCAGCATTGCGAATGATGTATAGTCACCTCTCGGTTTTGGACGGTTCTTTAAAAAAAAGTCCAGAAGTCCCATCTTTCTATCCCTCGTTTCTCAGTTGTTCGCCGATCTCGCCGTACCACTTTTGCCTGACACACATGGCATCCAGCAGGGCGGCGGTGCCGTCTATATGCAGTGACGGGTTAAGCTTGATCAGCTTGCCGCGTCCGCGCTCAACTGACATCTTTATAGCCGAATTGAGCAGATGCATTTTCAGCAGGTCATTGTCCCCAATGTGTATCTTTTTATCTTCAAGCAGGCCCTGTGTCTCTTGGATGACGCCATGCAGGTTTTCGCCCTGGTAAACATCATCCATGTGAAAGCCGTACTGTTCCAGATCCTTGACAAGGTACTGGGCGCTGTATCTGTCATAGCCTACCTGCAGCGGAAAAATCTGGTACTTTTCGACCAGCTCCACGAACCAGTTATAACAGTCGCGATAATCAACGAAGTTGTCACCGGAAGGCTGCAGCAGGCCGCGCTGGATATAAATGTTGTACGGCACGCCATCGCGCTGTGTGGCTTCGTCTATCCTCTCCGCAGGCAGGAAGAACTTGGCGAACACGTACAGTTCCCCGGCCTTCTCGATCACGGCACAACAGGCCGTCAGATCTCGTGTCTGTGAAAGGTCAATGCCCCCGACACAGTAACTGTTGCGGAAGTCTTCAAGGCGCAGGGCCGCGCCGGATGCCTGCTCCACCAGCTGGGCGGACAGCCAAGCCTGTGACGAATTTTGCTTGATGCAGTTATATTTGACTATAAACTCTGCTCTTTTGCTGAGTGACTGCTCTGCTATCGCAATCTCTTCAAGCAGATAATTGAAACTTACGGATATACCCAAGTTTGGATTGCTTTTCTGCAGTTCTTCCTCGGTATTCCATTTTTCAATATCGTCTGATATGTACAGAAAAGGCAACAACCTTTTCTCTTTGCTGTCACCCATCAGAAACCTTGTCGCGCGTTTCATCAGTTCGTCATATATGCTATCGCTGACGTAACCGGATGTTGTACATGAAAGCATGATCGCTTCAGGTCTGGCCCCCATGCCCGACTTCATCACTTCGTAAGTCTTTAGGCCTTTATCTCCTTCCCAACTCGCTACCTCATCACAAATACATAGTGAAGGGTTAAACCCATCAGATTTTTTCGCGTTGGAGCTGATTTTCTTCATCGTGCTGTTGGTTGCCGGAATGAACAAATCAGACATCCGTTTTCTTACCAACGTACCGTCATCGTTTACCTTCTGATGCGTTGCACTTCGCTTTGCTTCAATCTCTTTTTTCTTCTTCTGGTATTCCGGGTCAAGCTGTATCATTGCCCATGTGTTATTATAAATTATGTCGGATTGTTCAAGCTTCGGGGACATATTATAGACGCGGCACCCAAACCCACCGTCAACTTGAAAAACATAATTTGCAATGCAAGACGCCAACAATGATTTGCCGTTTTTCCTTGCGATCACAAGGACAACCTCTCTGAACCTGCGGTTTCCGCTCTCGGCATCGCAAATGCCAAACATGCAAGATATTAACGCTTTCTGCCAAAGTTCCAGCTTTATACTGCTTGGCGCAAGCGGCCCCTCGACATGAAAGCAATGTTTTTCTATCCATTCAATGGCCTGGTTTGCTTTTTTTTGATCGAACTTGAATTCCCTGTTTTCAATCCCATTGACGATATACTCATACAGCAAGGATATCCACCTGCCAACAGTTACAGATCCGTCCTTGATCTGTTGGTAGTATTGGCGTATGTAATTAGCCATCTGCATACCCCCAAACATACCCGCCTGCTGTATGCCCTCTGCCGTGCAAAGCTGCCTGAATGCATGACTTGCACGCGCCTGTTTCTTTTGCCGCTTCAACTATCGAATTATAAACAACCGTTTGGTTTCCTTTTTTCGCAAATACCCTTTTTGCATGCGGATTGCTGGCCCCGAACTTTCCCTTGTTTGGGCTGGGTGTTCCCTTCTTGGCTTCACTTATCTTTTTCTTTGTCTCGGTGGAATGGTGTTTGCCATACATATAATTGTTTTTGCCACTATTATGTGCGCTAATCCATTCCTTGAACTCTTGTGTATGCCTTCTGCCAAGTGATCTTTCCCCGATTTTTCTTTTGGTCTGCTCTGTATGCCTCGGATGCGTCCCACCAGTCGCGTAATTGTAACCGAATTTCGGGTCTGTTAACCTGAGATCTGCAATAAGCTTTATTTCCATCGCTCCGGCAGCTTCTTGTGTCAACCCTTCAGCCAAAATAATATGTTCAATGTTTCCCCATCCATATTTTGAGATGGCATTCATCATATGCCTGTTCCATGTGTACGCTTTGCCGTTTCTCCATCTTCGTTCCACTTTCTGGCATGTAATCCCAACATATCGTTTGCCATTTGGAAACAAGTGAAGATAAACAGTGTAGTTACCGTCCATTTTTTACCGCCTTTCGTAAACGCCTTATAATAAACGGCAAAGAAACGGCTAAGGCTTGCCGCTTTCGTGTAGCTATCACTATCTTTGCCGAATATTGACCTATTCGCGGGGGGACACGTTAAAAATTGCCTACCCGATGCCGGTAGCGCGCCCCATCTGCAGTATGTTGCATGGGGGCCTATCCCCGGACGGTCACGGTGCCATTTTCGTCTATTTTGTACCGCCGTTTTCTCGCGTCATGCTCTGCTGCGTGGCAATCCCTGCACAGCAGTTCCAGATTGTTCCAGTCAAGCGTAATGTTTGGCTGCGTGATGTTCTGCGGCGTCAGGTGTATCTTGTGGTGTACGATCTCCCCCGGGCTGTACCGTCCTGCCTTCAGGCACCGCTCGCACAATCCCCCGACAGATTTCTTGTATGCCTTCCGGCAGTCAGCCCACGCCCGGCTGGTGTAGAATGCCTTTGCGAATTCTCTCATGCTGTTTGTTCCACGCAAAAGGGACAGCCGTTTATAAGCTGTCCCTGTGCCATGAGGTGTTATGAAAAAGTGTTTGAGCTGCTTGCCGCTTCCGGCAGTATAACTATATCACAGACATGTAGTGGTGTTTCAATGGTGTTCTTCTGTTTTGTCCAGGACTTTTTCAAACGCTTTCAGCGCACGCCCATGCATCCTAAACAATTCCCGCATATCTGATGCGTCCATTGCCGCCGCCACCTGTGACCACTTCATGCCATCGACATACCGATACATGAGCAGCCACTTGTAAGACGGTCTTTCAATCAGGCTGATTTCAAACATAATCCGCGCCTTGGCCTGCATCAGCGCATCCATTTCCTTCTGCCACTTCCCTGTCAGGTTGTCGGCCTGCGCGATCAGCTTCAGCATCTGGTCATCGGGTGCGGATGTCTGCACCTTGTCCTTGTCATAGCTCAGGCCCCGGACGCTGTACATCATGCTCTTCAGTTCTTCGATCTGCCGGGCGTAGAAACGCACTTGCCGATCATATTCCATTATCTGTGATAAGTATTCCTTAGCTGTCATTACCTTCTAGCTCCCAAGATCAGCACCGTGATGTATATGCCGCATATCAGGCCGGTGCTCAGCCCTATGATAAATGTCCACATGTCATTCAGCCCTTTCGTAAAACGGGCAGTTATACCGCACCTGCATGCCCCACTCCGGTATGTATGCGCAGTCTTTCGCCGCCTTGCAATTATTACAGCATCCACTGCTGAGATTCTAATCCGGTGCCAGTGACATACTCATACAACTCGTTCTGACTTTTGAACCCTGCCATTTCAAGCAATCTGTTCATTGCATCTTTTCGGCTTATCAAAGCGTCTTTCATTCCTATTTGTCCTCCATGTAAGCTCCGCATTCCGGGCAAAATCTCGACTGGCTATTCTGTCGTTTACCGCACCTACTGCACATAAGCGGAAACATGGAACCCTCTACGCTTATAACCCAATTTCCCTTTTCGCAATCAGGTTTAGGAAATCTGCCGCCGCCCAAAGAGGTATTCATTATAACGTGTTTATTCATCAATTTGTGCATATGATCATATGGTGTCTTTGCGGCTGTTTCACCTTCGTGATAGCAGACAAAAGCGCCGTCCTCTCGCAAGCTTGTAATTCTGCCAAGCTCATATTTTTCACCGTTGCGATAAATAATATATTCACCTTCATAAAAATCATTCATCCCGTTCACCTATGGCTTTCCAATGAGGACAATTATATCTTACTAATTTCCCTACATCAGGTTTATACTGACATTCCCTTCGCCCGCAATTATTACAATCTCCAGACCTTACAATTTTTCTATATGCCATTAATGCATCAAGAATATTTGCGACATTTGCTATTGATTCATCAAGTCTACTCATCCTGTCCACCTCGCATATCCGCTCCGCAGTTCGGGCAGAAGTTTGTACTTCCTCGTCCTGCATTAACTCCATCAAAATCAAGGTAGTTTCGGCACTGGTCGCAGTAATAAACCCTTCCCCATCTTGCCGTTTTTATCCAGTGTCCTGTCTTGTGTTCTGGCTGTGCGGATGGCAATTTTATTATTTTCTCCATAGCATCAACCAAAAAACGTGATGTTGTTATCGCCTTTATTGCATCTTCACGGATAATCAAATCCTTTTCATTTTGTTCTCCTTTATCTGCCAG